TTATTAATCTGTGCAACCAAGTCGGGGTTCCTACTGAAACGAACAGCGGAAGTTTTCTTTTTTGTTAATTCTCGAATTCTTTTTGATATATCTTCGTCTGATAAGTTGCCGAGTTCTTCTTGTAATGGATGAAAGTACATCCTGTCCTCCTACCTTACGAGTAGAGTTTGCCTAATTGATGCATCAATATTGTTGTGCCACCATCAGGTGTCATGAACTCGTATAAAAATCTGCCAGTGCCTGGTGCAGTCACAACGTTTCCACTAGTGCCTGATACATTATCTGCATGTAACACTGCCGCTGGTGTTGTTAAAGTGTGTGAAGTTGAGGCGTATGTGACGTCTAAAATAATTCTTCCTAAAGTCGACGACGCAGGAAAGTTTGTAAATGCAAGTGTGATCGATCCGCTTGTTGTAAGTGTTTGGTAATGACCATTCTCATGATTAATAGTGATAGCACCACTTACTGTCGTATGTGGATACACAGTTTGAGCAGTATCTTTAAGCACCGCCCTAGATACCACATTGTCATTGAAACTAGTAGCACCATTTGTCACTGCCGTGTTGTCTTGCAAACTGGTAATTTCATTCTTTGCAGTTGTAAAATTATTTTTAATTGATGTAAAATTATCTCTGAAGCCTTGCGAACTGTTATCTTGTCCGGCTGTTGGAAATGTGCCGTCTATATCACCTGGTACTATGCTACTTGCCATTATTCTTTTCCTTTACGTTTAAACATAACATATTTATCATGTTTTCTCTCCACTTTTAATTTGTTTTTATCTGCCAATGCATTTGTGAGAGTGACTGTGGTTTGTTTGTTCGTTGCATCGTGGGAGAGAGTAAATTGCGGTTCAAAATCCGCTGATCTCAATTGAGTATCTGCTTTAAGATATGTGGGCACAATGTTGTTATCGGCAGTAATAACATCACCGTATGTCAACAATGTGCTGTTATCTCGCAATTTAATATCTTCTTCATGGACTATTTCATTTAATGTGTATGTGTTTGTACTGCCATCACCGGTGAATTCTGCAGGCGATACTACACTTGAGTCTACAACATACCTGTCTACAATAAATTTTATTTTTTTGAAATCTATTGCCTTATCTGCAATTCTCTTTTTCACAAAGTTTGCTTTATCAGGCTTACAATAGGCTATCACTATTGCAGGTGTATAACCTAAAGGCACACCTGTTGTGGTTTGAGCAGTTCTCATCCATAATGGTAAATGCACGTAATCTTTATGTCCTAGGCTTTTCATTTGTGTTTGCATATTGGCCACAGCGTTTGGATAGACCTTTTCAAAGAATCCCACGTCTGCTGACAAAGGATTTGCGTATCTAATTTTACTTCCTGCAATACTAAAACTAAAACCACCATCTGTTGTTACATCGTATATGTTGGTGTTAGTGTGTAGATATAAATCATCTGCCCTCGGCCCTATCATCGGCTGTGCAATATCATTCCTTAGTGTAATTGATTTAGATACAGCAATACCATCATTGTTTACTAATGGGTCTTTTACTTCTATGTAAACGACTTCGTAAACAGTTGAATCGTTGTCTTTTGCCACTGCTGTTTTCACGTCACCAAGATAAAATGTCTTAGGTTCGTGATTCAATTCCATTTGATTTTGTATAGCGGTCAATGTCTTACTCTCTAATCCAGACAATAAAAGCATGTTTACCGAATCCGGCATGCCAAATTTTGGATCATCGGGCCTAAAAACATTGTCACTATTATTGATATTTGGATCCTGCGAAATTTGATAAAACAGATCTTTATCAGAAAGTGAATTTGTTTTGTTTGAAATATTTCCTCTGACGTTAAGATTTCCATAAGTTTTGCTGTATGGTAAACTTACAGTGATGTTGAATTCTTTTGATGTTGCTTGACTTTGATATTGATCACTTGCACTTATTGTAAAAGTGTATTTTCTATCAAAACTTGTTGTGTTTGAGTCAAATGTTACTTCATTGGCATCTAGTTTTGTAAATTCGGCAGACTTTATGACCCCAACAATATTTCCTTGCTCACTCAAAGTTAAACCTGTTGGTAAAGATCCTTCAGTAATTTGATATGTTATAACCCTATTTGTATTATCAGATTGTGCTTCCACTGATAATAGGCTAGGAAAGCCAGGTGTTATAGTGCCCAGGTCTGAATCGGTTGTAAAAGCAAGTCCGATATCTATATCGCCTATAACCTTTAATGAAAAATTTTGATCTGTAAAAACATTCACTCCTGTGGATGCCACTCTGTTTGCTCTCACTGTAAAATTAGAAGTTGTTTCTATTGCTGTTTGATTAGGCAAAGTGCCTGTGATTTCTCCTGAATTTAGATCAAGGCTGAGTCCTGTTGGCAATGATCCTTCTATAATTGTGTACTCTAGGTCTGCCTGCAACGGATCAAAGTCTACAACATCTATTTTTATGTTTACATTGTTGTTGTGTCTTACTGTGCCAAGATTTGTACCTGTCAAGAATATTGGACGTCTGTTAGCACTCAAACTCATTAATAAAGGAAAATCGTTGTAAGTCTTCATGTCACATGTTAATCTATCGTTGTCAACTCTAAAGAAATCCGCTGTGTAAACAAAAATACTGTTTACCTGTGTGACGCTGTTCGTGCCGTCGGTTACTCTTACTATGAATTCATAATTAACAGATCTACTTTTGCTAGTCACAGTTCTATCATAAACGAAATCGTCATAAGTTTCGTCGCCTGCATATCCACCAATGTTGCCAAGTCCGGCGTCTGCTAATTGCACTGTGCCACTTATCAGTCCAGATGTTGACATAGTCACTCCTGGAGGAAGGCTACCTTCTGTGATGTCATAAACCAGCGTCTGTCCTGTGGCAGTATCTGAATCGACAGCCTCCATTTGAAACTCGACTTCGCTTCCATCCAAAACCCAAAAGTTGCTTGGTCTCGTACTATCCGCGAGATCAAGTTGTCCTGACGCAGTGCTAAAAGTTGGAGAATCTGCACCAATGATTTCCAGAGAAAAAGTTCTATCAGCAACGTTTGTTCCGTCTGTTACTCTGATTGTGAAAGTGTGTAAGGATCTGTCAGCAACTTCAAAAGGCGTGCCATGTAATAAACCTGTGCTGGAGATATCAATGCCGCTCGGAAATTCTCCGGAAATTTTGCTGTAGGTTAGCGTATCTCCGTCTGAGTCGGTAGCAGTCAATTGTAGAGAATAGTATTCTCTCTCATTAATAGTGGCTAGTTTTCCGCTAGTTGTTGACCATATTGGTACTGCCATGTATTCTCCTTTGCCAGTATTTATGGTATTTTATCTTCTATTAAGACTTGTCGTAAAATGGAATAACTCTAGCAGTTCCGTTTATTTTCACTTCAAGATAGCCTGTAGGTTGTCCCGGTAATGCATTGGCACCACCCGCCGATCCAACAGTAGTCTGTGTAGCGGTTCTAAAGTCTACAACACCTGTTCCTTGAGTATCTACTTGTATATCACCATTTGTGATATCACTTTGAAGTTTATCAGTTCTCAATACAGGAAACTCACCAACGTTGGCTTGAATTTCGCCTGCTGTAAATAGGCTTGTTGCTACAATATTCTGACCAGCCGCCGCAGTCAATGTAATACTGCCTGATGTTGCACTAATAACGTTTCCGTCTATTCTGATATTGTCTGCATTTAATTGTCCGTTTACAGTTGCCGTACCTGTTATTGTTTGACCTATTGTGGTCATTGCATTTTGCACGTCCACTGTGCCTGTACCATTTGCACTGATTTCTAAGTCAGCATTTGAGGCATTTGTTGTAATTTTGTTGTCTTTAATTCTTACGTAATCTATGTTTGCCTGACCTGTAATAACATGATTTCCTGTCTGTGAAGTATCAAACGTGCCAGTCAGTTCATCTAATATTTCAACTTTACCAGTTCCTTGTCCTTGAAGTTGTAGGTTTGCGTTAGTTTCTGCTGAGGTGATAACGTTATCGTTGATAGTAACACCATCGAGTGTTGAACTTCCTGTAACAGATAAACTTGCTCCTGACAATGTAGTGAATGCACCAGTAGAGGCACTTGCCGCACCGATTGTAGTACCGTCTATGGCACCACCACCTATGTCAACATCATTTATAACTACATTTCCTGAACCGTTTCCTGCAAGTGTCAAACTTCCGTTGGTATCAATATTTGTAATTGTGCTACCATTTATTTGAACATTATCTATTTCCGCTACACCTGTAACTTGTAATGTACCTGTTTGATTTACGTTTCCTGTCTGTGTGGTATTTCCTGTTATTCCTAAATCACCAGTGTGTGTGATCGCACCTGTAAAAACCATAGGAGCGATAACTTCAACACTACCTGTGCCATTTGCGTCCAGTTGTAAATTTGCATTGGACGTAGAGGTTGTAATTTTGTTATCTTTTATTCTAATCTCGCTATCAACTAATAGGTTGTTGATGGCCACGTGGCCTGTGCCGTTACCGTTAACATTCAAATTTCCATTTGTAACTATTGACGTGATCGTGCTACCATCTATCTGTACATTGTCTGCCTCGAACTTACCTGTAACCTGGATATTATCACCAGCGGCATTACCTAAGTTTATGTTTCCGTTGGCAATGATGTTTCCTGAGGCTGTAAGATTGCCTGTAACATTAGTATTGCTTTGCAGTTCGATGGTACCTGTACCGTTTGCACTTACAGTAATGTTACCGTTTGTTATTCCAGAAGTGATTGATTTGTTGTTAACATCTAGGTTTCCTCCCAATTGGGGAGTAGTGTCTTCGAGTAAATCATTCGCTTCAGCGGTTGTGCCGTACAACTCTGAAAAGTTGTCATTAATTTTGTCAAATGCTGTTCTTAACGGATCACCTGTTCCGTCGTTTGCTGTTGTTCCGATATTGATAGTTTGTTGTGCCATATTTTAATTCCTTACAGTGTATTTATTAATGATTTTGTAAACCGAATGTAAATTTAACTTGCTATTAGACCGTAATTTCTCAACACTGTCAACATTTGATTTATGATGCCTCGTAAATCCTCAACAGTTGAACCGTCATTAGCGGAAGGATCAAAAGCGATTGCGGACTGTTTAGTTACCGGTGTGGTTCCAAAGAATCCTATCTTTCCACCTGCTTCTGAAACAATTATACCACCTGTTCCTGTTGTTGTCAATTCAAGGTTACTGTTTGTTTGAACGGTCTTTATTACATTATCTCTTATATCAATATTGCCGTCTACTAAAATGTTTGACGCCAAAAGCGATGTGAAATTACCTGTGCTTTGTGTACTTGCACCTATTGTTGTGTTATCGATTGTACCAGCGTTGATGTCAGCAGTTGTGGCAACTAGGCTTGATGTCGTGACCGCCGCGGCAGAATTTGCTCCAATGATCGTGCCATCTATTGCACCACCGTTGATGTCTGCTTTTGCAATAACCACAGATCCTGTTCCACTTGCGTCCAACATAAGATCATCATTCGAACGATTTGCCTGCACATGATTGTCGTGTATAGTGATCGCCGGCATGCGAACATCGCCTGTGCCGTTTGGCACCAACACGATGTCATCGTTTGATCTGTTAGAAGATATGTTGTTACCAGAAATTGTAATGCCCTGATCTACCGCCGTCTCGGCATACAACTCTGTGAAGTTAGTGTTTATTTTCTGCATCGCGGTACGTAGGTCATCACCTGTACCGTCGTTAGCATTTGTTCCTATGTTAATATTTTGTCTAGCCATTTTATATTGCTTGTAAAACTAATTTTTTCCATATCGCAGTCGATCCATCATAGTTCGCTGTGCAAACATATAAATTGGTACCGTCATATGATATAGATCCTTTCCTGTCACCTGCATTGCCAACACCGGTTGCAGTTTTTGTTTCTGTGATTATAATTCTGTCATCATTAACAACAACGTTTCCTGTACCATTTACTCCTAGGGTCAGATCACTGTTGGTTCCGATCGGAGACACAGTGGAATTATTTACTGTCAATTGATCCACTTCTACGATACCGGTTCCGTTGGGTTGAATAACAACATTACCGTTGGTGTTTGTGTTAGTGATAACGCCAGATCCCAGGTTACTGCTAAACAACTGGTCAAAGTTATCGTTTATTTTACCCATAGCAACACGGATCGTGTCCCCAGTTGCTTGGTTTCCTGCTGTACCTGTGTCTATTATTAATCTAGCCATATTATGTGTACTGCTATTTATTAAATATTAGCGATGTTCTTAGAAACTCTTAAAACACTCCGTTTGTACGAGAGGCAGTCAAAGTTAGGCATTTACCATACCTTCAAACGCAAAAACACAATCTACGT